TCTATCAACTCCTGATACTTTATAGCAGGTTCGCCCTCATTCCAATGTGGTCTTTCGTGTTCTTCACTTTTGAATAAAAAATCCCATTGTTCGTCAGTTAAACCTTCTACGCTTAAATTAAAATATACATGATTTGCCATTATAACATTCTCCCTAAAATAAATACTTGTAAAACTAATACTAGAATTGGTACTACAGTCCTTACAAGTTCCAGACTATGTTTATACTTACTCAACTCCTGCTCTAATTTGGTTTGCGTTTTCTTCTTTGCCATTATATATCCCCCTGCTCACGCACTTCACTTCTTACTACTTCAAAACCATTAGGATAACGCTTTTCTAACTTCCTAATGTTTTCATCCATTACTTCATCAGGTGTGAAACCTAATGCTTTACAACCCTGAACCCAATACCAAAGTACATCGCCCAGTTCTCTTTTCATGTGGAAAATCTCATCATTTGAGAACTTACTATCTGCCTGAAATACTTTCTTTTTAACTACTTCAGCAAACTCTCCACTTTCTGCCATCATACCTATCAATGCAGTCATTAGTCTTGCCATATCTATTTCTTGGTCGACTACTTCACCATCTACTGTTGAGTGATTTCCTCGTAGGTATTCTACTCTATCACACATTTTGGTAGTATCTTTACTTACTGCTGAGGTACAACTATCTACAAATCTAGCATAATCATTTATCTTACTCACGCTACACCTCCTGATATATCAGATATGAACTTCTCCATCTTTTGAATTGCTTCCATATCTTTTTTGAGTATGAGTTCATCATCTCTTACTATATTGCCGTCCTCTAACTCTATCCACATATGTTTACAGTTTCTTGTTGGTGACTCCCAATGTGGAAACTTACGTTTAGTGTCTAAAGGGTAGTTAATGGACTTTATCTTACTACCATTTGCTTCCATGCCTACTGCATAGTGTCTATTATATTTATTTGCCAATGTCTTTCACTTCTCCTTTAGGTATCACTTGATATGCACCCTTGTTATAAGCAATCGATACCGTGTACTGCTTACTGATGTCTGCTTTGAATGAGTTATCCTTAGGCACAGTATATTCTCCAACTGCTGCACTTGGATATGTTTTCTCATCACTTTTAAACTGTTTGTTTGCGACTTTATTAAAATTAGGTGTCGCTTTTTTACTTGTATAAAGGTGTTTTACCTTTCTTTTACGACCAAATTGGTCATACATCATACTACCTTTTTTCACTATCTTCTCCTAAATTGATGTTCACACCGTAGAGTATCCCTAATCTATGTAGCATTTGCTCATACTCAAAGGTCAACTCTACTATGTGACTGTTTATTGCTTCCAAGTCGTCTAAACACAACTTGATTTCTTCCTCATGCCTCTGCAGTTCCTCTTTGAGGTTGTCTGCTTCGGTCTTTGTTGGGAAAGGAATTACTTTACCCACGCCAGTCGTCCTTGTTATTAAAGTACATATATACTAAGAACATTGCGACTAGAATTAATACTGTTAAGTCCATATCGCCCCCACTAGCATTATAATTAATGCTGTATAACCGAACAGTAGTAGGAACCAATCTACAGAGTCAGAACTATCGAAGGGTTCCCAAATTGCATCAAGTAATTTCCTCATCTCCCCTGTCCTCTGTATTTTTTGAACGAACGCTTCTTGTTTTTGTTCATATTTAAACTAATTCTTCTATGTGAGTCACCTTGTGAAGTTTTCTTCACTATGCTTACGTGTGCTGCTTTGCCTCCCCACTTCATGACTGCACCTCAGGACTTACCCACTCTATTTTGATACCTCTGCGGACTAGTTCGTTTAAACACTTCTGTCTCACTTTAGGTTTCATGTTTGAACCTCTGTCGTTGATGTACTCAAACAACTCTTGTTTTGGTGTGTTTTTGAGGTAAAAGTGTTCCACAGGTAATTTACTTGCTGGAACTCCTCTGATATATTTTTTTGCACTTGCTTTAAACTTTGCTGGCATAATGTACTCCTGTATTGTATTGTTAAACTTGGGGCAGTCCACAACTCTGCCGTGCACGTTCTGGCGTGACCACCACACTCATTCAGTTAGGAAAATGTGGTTTCCTTTTCTTTTCATACATATATTATACTGGATTTTAACTGACTTGTCAAGAACTATTTTTAAATAGGTAGAAAAGTTTGATGTTAACTTTTGTAAGACAAAAAAATGGGAAGTAATTGTTGGCGTTGCCCAAACTTACTTCCCATCCAAAGTTTTTGTTTTTTAAAGTGGTCGTGTTGGAATTACTCACGAACCTGTCCACTGTGTAGCTAGAGGCGAAGGATATTACGAACTTCAATCTACGACTTTCGTCTATGGTATACTGCTCATTTCGCAACGCTTATCTACTGTGTAGTATCATAGTTGAACACTGTTTGTTGATATCGGTCTATTATCTACTACTTGGTTGCTCTATTTTAAAGTCTTTGAGATTGACTTAGTGTCGACTTATCGAGTGCGAACTTCTACAGTATATCTACTGAGTGAAGGAGCGACCTCCGTTCTCGTTCCAATCTCTTTCCTACTTAAAGGTTGCGACAAAATCGTGTCATACTGCCCCTCGTCCCGCAGTATGAGATGGTTGCCTCTGTCGTGTTTCGCATCGAAATACTACTACAACTTGCTCCCTTACTCTCACTCGATACTATGCTCACATTACTTGATGGCGTGGGACTTGCCCTACTACTCGCACACTGAGTATCTTTGTTGCTTACTTTGACAGGTAAACCATGAATCGCTGTAAGACTATACTTAGTTCGTCTTTCCACTATGCTACTCGCAGGTTCTGATGTTGCTGTTTCACTCACATAGTGTGGTATTAAAACGGGTTTGCTGCTTTGTGGAAGTTCTCGGACAGATTATAAGCAATGCTTCCTCTGTAATTCTGAACAACTCACAGGCGTGGTTTCCTCACTCCACCTGATTGTTTAGTCGTAATCTGGCGTCAATCACTGTTGCACTTTACTGTTTTACTTGTGTAGATGCAACTCAATCCTCAAGATTTTATACTTTCGATAAAGTGCCGAAGTTTCGTGTCGTGTCCTGCCTTATTGCCTTAATCTACTCCAAGCAAAATGTTGGAGAGTATGGACTTATTGCAGTTTCCTTTTCCCACTTTTTAACGCATCAGTTCATGCGACTATGTTTCACTCCTTGCTGCGGAAGGTATCTCACATAGTGAGTATCAAAAGCGGACATTTTCTCGGATAACGCTAATCTCAAAATGTCTAAAGAGCATACGGCAGTCTTTTACGAGTCGCCACTCAGGGTAGAAAACAACTCTCGCTTATTTTTTCGCTACCACTTCTCTGAGAGTCTCTATGGGTCACTGCTGAAACATTAATTTTTACGATTTAATGTTGTTTTCTTTGTTTCTGAATATATATTATATCCACTTTTTGTCCTTTTGTCAAGAAAAATATTGATTTTTTTCTCGAAAGGTGGTCTGGGCAAGCAGTTTAATTTTAAGTGTTGCTACCAAGTAATTGGTCTGTTATCACTTCCTGCTGCCCAGTCCTAGCGTGTTCGGAGGTTCTGCGTTGCTTTCCCACTCAGTATGTCGGTGGTTCTGTTAGTTGCTTTCCACTCTCGGTTTTGCTTTCTCTTTCTCTCAAAAGATACATATATTATACCGACTTTGAGAGGGTTTGTCAATAGAAACATTACTGTTTTTACTGAAACTTTACTTTGAACAGGGGGGTGTAATTGACCCACCAAAGGCGAGGGGTGAGGGAGTCGAACCCCCGACTGTCGCTGAAGTACCTTATCAGCGCCGTGCTTCCGTAGACACCTACCCCTCTGAACCAACCCTGTTCAAAGTAGATTACTTAGGGTAATCAATCCTTGACACTTACTGTGAGATTGCGTCAACTAATCTTTGTAGGTCTTGCTTGCCTGCTTTGACTAAAGTCGGAACTTCAATTCCAAAGTGGTCAGCAATTTGAGCAACTAATTCTGCTTTTGCCACTACTGGTTCGCCAGATTTGGTTGTTCTAGGTTGTGCTACATACACTCCCTCTCTGCTTAGTTTAGCAATGATACTTCTAGTAGTCTTGCCGAACTGTTCTGCTAGTGCATCTACAGTATCTCTACTTGGATTTTCTGTGTATGCTTCAGTCATTTGATTGACCATTTCTTCTGTGTAATTTTTTGCGTTTGCCATATCGTTTATATTCTCCCAATTATTTATAAGTCTATTATAGTAAATATTTTCACACTTGTCAAGGATTTTCTGAAAAAAGTTTGATTTTTTGTTTTTCATTTTCTTTCCCTCTCAAAATATACATATATTATACGCGCTTTGTATTCCCTTGTCAATAGAAAATGCACATTTATTTATAAAAAATCGCAGTCTAACTTCGGGGGGCGGGACGCGAAACCACCTCGCTTCGCTCGAATTATCGCTCGAAAAGGGCAAAATTGTGATAATTTCCCTTGACACCCGCGCAAATCCGTGCTAAAATATAAATAAGACTTATTATATCCCCGCCATCGTTTTTACACTTCGATGCGTCACTTTAGCACTTATCGGTTTCGCACTCTGGCGCAGGCGACGCTTTGCCGAAAGCCTTTGTTTATGCGGGGTTGTGCCCGACCGCTGTGGAAGACTGCTCAAATTAAAATAATTAGATAAAAATTAAAGAAACCCTTGACAAACCCGTCAAAGTGTGATAAAATCGGCGCGAAGCGCTTTGGCTAAAAATAATTCATCTTTTTTCGCTTTACCTATTGACCAAAGTGATTATGACCTGTATAATATATTCCATATTAAGGAGAAAGAAATGAAAAAAGTTGAAAAAGTAAAAAAAGTCCACAAAACAAAAGCAACATTAGTGGCAGAATTAGAAGTTGCAATGAAATTAGACAAAGGTTTCCTAAACAGTCTCGAAAGAGCGAACGCTGAAACAATCAAAAGATTGATGGAACAAGTGTCCTAATAGCAGAACCCGCGAAAGCGGGTTTTTTATGGTCTCTGCGTGATAGTAAGTGCTTACTAACATAAAAAGGGACAAATGTCGCGGCAAATTATTTTTAATTTTTTCTTGACAAGCGTGATAAAATATGCTACAATAATAGGGTGGGGGGCGGGATAGGCTCCGCTTGCGTTAGAAAGACTTGGGGATAACCTGTGGATAAGTCGCTGCGTTTCAGATAGACTTTGCACTCATCGCTTTGGCACTCTCTGGCGCACACGCATCGGTTTTCCACTCGTCGGTTTTTCACTCTGGCGCAGGGCGCACTTTTTTAAAAAAATATAAGGGAATGGCTAAATGCGAATGATTATCATTCATAGTAAGTGCTTACTAACATTTTTGAAAATAAAAAAAGGGCGATTTCTCGCCCTTTGGTTATATGGATTTTATTCCACAATTTTCATTCCATTCTCTAGCATTGATTGAGATGGCTCCCATATTTTCAATTGCTTTTAAATTATTCTCGTTATCATCAAAAAACCATTTTTGGATTTTTGCAAAAGGTTTTAAATTAAAGAAAGGATTTAATAATCTTCTTTTTAATTTCGGATCCGATGTCGTTTCCCCAACCTTTCGGCAAGTGATGTAATCATAATAAATACCCATTGAGTGAATATACTCATAATCGTATTTATTTAATTCTCTAGCTGTGCATAAAATGATAATGTTTCCTTGCTTGTAGTCATGGACAAGTTGCCAATACATAGGAAGTAAATCATCTTTAAAAATGTTTTCTTTTGTATTGTTTCTTTTCCAATGGTCTAAATCTAGTTTTCCATTTTCATCATGCCTTGCTCGGTGGCTAGAGTCTATAATTGTGCCATCTAAATCATATATTCTAATCTTCGGATTGACATTGAAAAACCTTTCAACAAATCTTGTTTTTAGTTTCATAATCCAACCCTCGATAATTGAGCAACCATCATTAACAAAGTTAAGACAAATAGTCTCTTATCTTCGTCAACCCATGAAACCCACAGAATACATAAATTACCTGTCCATAGTAAAAACAAAGTTTCTAAAGTTGGAAAGGGCAAAAATCCCTGTAGCCCAATAAAGATTAAAGAAAAGGCTAACAAAGTTAGCCCATTCTTAATTTTCCTTAGTTTCAATTCATGCCTTTCATATTCGCTTATATATCTCATTTTTTACCCCCTTTATTTTCTGAAATATGTTTATTCATTCGCTCCCATTCTTTATCAAAAAGAATTGCTTTGTGCCATTCTTCCTCTGTAGGAAAGCCATGTTTTAAATATTCAGGGACATCTTTTTCAATGTCCCTTATATCTTTGCTTTTTGGATTGAAGTCCATTTCTAATTGTTTAGCCATATTAACCCCCTTGTTATAGTGGCATTTCCATTTGTAAGGCTTCTTCTCTTACAGTGGAAGTTTTTGTTTTGGTCTTTTTGGGTAAGACCTTTTCACCCCTACGAAGTGCCAATCTATCTTTAATAGATACGCCCTCTTTAATATTCTTTAGGCTAACCCCTCGAATATCATTTACGAAATCCTTTTTAATTGTAGATTTCCATTTACGCCAAAAATGGGCGAATAGCTGAAACTCTAACAATGAGTCCCTTAACGCTGTATGTTGTTCTTTATAATAAACATCTTTATTTAAAAATCGCATACAGGCTTCGGCTGAATATTTAGGATTTCCTTTATCAGTTCGCATTTGTTTAGTATCATCTTCGCTTAGTCCTTGAATAAAGTTTCTATAATTTCTATTCATAAACATTGTTCCAGCGATATCCATTAAACAACATACATCAACACCTCTAGGCAAATAGAATGTTTTATCTGTTATTTGTTGGTGCGTTTTTCTTATTGTTCCTACCTTATCTTTAACCCCTATATCGAAATTAAAGTTATAAGAAGTTAGATAATTTACGCCCATGCTAGACATCATATCATTCCATTCTTCCATGATGTGTTTCCATTTTCTAATCTTTAATGGATTATTTACCATGTCAAATTGAGCCCTTGCAAGTGCTGAATTATAACCATACGCTTCGCCCTTACTATTTCTATGTAGTAAGTTTTCAACATCTTCCATAACCTCTTTAACATAGTAGTCCATAGTATAAGGTTTAAAAGAGTTCTTTTCTTCAAGGTTTCCCATGACTGCCCCAAAGTGAAAAACCAATCGTGGATTTTTCGCTATGAAGGTGGTTTCAGTATCGACAACACAGGCTATAGAGCCTGTGTTGTTATTGCTAATTGGAGACATAATTAACTAACCCCTTTTAATTTGGTCTTAGTTCTTATATTCCAATCACGAACAAAAGAAACAATGTCATCTTTATTGGCTCGGTCTAACGCTGTAAATGGCGTTTTACCCTCTCCCATAAGGTATTCATTTATTTCTCGTTGCATAGCAGTTTTAGATAACTGCTCAAAAGTTTTTATTGTGTCTTTAGACATAATTATTACCTCTATTTAAATTGGGTAGCTTTGTTATAGGTGCTACCCTTAAACCTATTACCTACCTTGTAGGCGATTTTTAAGAGAACGAATTAAACCATTATAACTGTTTATTTCTTTCTCAAAGTCTTTATATTGTTTGCCTAACTCTTTAGTCAATTTGACTTCTTTGTTAGCCATTCGGAACAAGTCCAATTTTTGTTTTACCTTTAGCCTATCATTCTCGGCTTGATGTTTGGCATGAAGTAATTTTAAATATAATTTTGGGTGCATAATTTCCCCCTTTGTAATTTAAGTTTTTTGTTTTGCCTATCCTGTCGCAACAGTATAGGCTAGGATTTTTTCTTAACCTCTTTGTGTATCGCTCTACGCCTTTCGGGTGCGACTAGGATTTCGCCTAGTGAGATTGTGAACAAGTTTTCCCTCTCTATATAAAATATTATATCAAAATCACAGTGATATACAACAAAACATTTATATAATGTTTGGGTTATTTTACCTGTACAAAAATTATACAGCTGTACAAAAATTATACAGGGGGGTTATTAGACTGCCCAGAGACCAGCGACCTGGACACCCCCGCATGTACAACTTTTTATAAAATCGCGAACTGATAAAAGACGCACACTGTAGCATCGTGACGATGCATAGGAAAATATTTCTTGACATGAGGATAAATATTTGGTATAATTCTGGTATGAAGAATGAAATTGTAACTAAGATGAGTCCAGAGGGCTTAGAAATCGCAAACGCATACCTGGAACTAGGAAGTATACCAGCAGTTTGCGTTCGCACCAAATGTGATGAAAATACCGTTCAAGAGTTTTTAGGAAAACGGGAAGTCAAGGCATATATCGATCAAGTTTATTTAGATACAGGTTACAGAAATCGCTTCAAATTAGCAGACGCACTTGACAACATAATTGAACATAAACTTGAAGAAGCAGAAGAAAGCCAGATATATACTAACAAAGATATGGCAGATTTACTAATGATGGCGCACAAGATGCGCATGGATGAAATCAAAGCCATGGCAGAACTAGAAAAAGCAAAAACAGCTAATGTAAAAAATCAGACGAATGTACAGATAAACGGAGAGATGCCTTTCGGACAAGGTAACTACGGAAAACTGATGGAAAAATTACTTAAAAAATAATACAGGAGGAAGAAGTGACTGAATTAAGCACTTTTGTCAACGGCGACTTACGAGCCGACACAATCGTAGAAGATGGAAACTTTGGAGCAAGATTTTATGACTCTAAAGGCAATATAGTAAAAGTAGAATACTATAAAGGACATAGTGAAAGCTACGCAGAAGACGCAGCAGAGAACTATGTATTTGGAATAAAAAAGATTGGCATACAGTAAAGAGGTAGTAGAAAGATTTGAGCAAGTACTCAATTCACCTAAGCAATTTAGTGTGGGGCGTTTCGACCCTACAGACCCAACTGTAGCAACTGGAATGACTGGAGCACCCGCTTGTGGTGACGTCATGAAATTACAATTGAAGATAGACCCAGGCAATAATAGAATTGTCGATGTTAAGTTTAAAACTTACGGATGTGGGTCAGCTATTGCGTCCTCTACAATGTTTGTAGAAATGTTGAAGGGAAGGACAATCGAAGAAGCAAAAGAAATAAAAGACAAAGATATTGCGGAAGCATTAAATCTACCCCCTATAAAGCTGCACTGCTCAGTTCTCGCCGAAGATAGTATAAGAAAGGCTATCGAAAATTGGGAGGACAAATGTTCAGAAAAATACATAAAATTATGAAATCATCAAGAATACAAAATGTATGGCGTCTAATTAATTTAGACTAATGATAGAAATTACAAATGAGGCGTATACTAGACTTATACAGAAAGCGGCACAACAGGAGAACTTTGTTTTTAGACTTGGTCTTACTGGGGGCGGCTGCGGTGGTATGGAGTATAGTTTTGATTATTGTAGTCAAACTTATACAAGTGATTTGGTACTGGATTGGGGGCGTATAAAACTTAGAGTAGACCCTGAATCTGCGCCTTATTTGGAAGGCATAATAATAGATTGGAAAACAGATGGACTTAATGAACAATTTACATTCAACAACCCAAAAGAAACATACAGATGTGGATGCGGAGTTAGCATCGGCTTCTGAAGATGCAGCAACCGCAATGCAGAAAAAAGCATTGCAAATTGTTAACTTAGCACCCTCAGAAAACATAATAGAAAAACTAGCCGATATGCATCCAATGAGACAAATAACTTATGCAAGTATTTTACAAGTAGTAGTGTTATTTAGTATGTTTGGGTGTATGACAATCAATGAACATATAATTACATACTTATGAAAACATTCTTTAAATATTGGATATTACCCTGGAGTTACCCATGGAGGACTTAGGAGTATTTGACATTATAGGACAGGTAGGAGCACCTATCGCAGCCGCTATATTTATGGGCGGTTTTATATTTTTAATCATTCGGAAGATAATGGAAGATGTTGTTGGAGATACAGAAGAAGTTCGAGGAATCTCTAAGATGCTTATTACTAGAATCAAAGTTATGAATAACGATATAATTAAAATTGATATGTCAGTGTCTAGCGCACTTGGTCTTACTCCAGACTTGGATAAGATTGCAAGAGCAGAAAACTTCGTGGAAAGTGGGAGTATTGATGCGCGTAGAGACTAAACAATTGGTTGCCATATACACAACAGGAAAAAAGACGGTGAGAGTTTATGCAAGACGTGATTGATGCAATACAACAGTTTGGATTTCCGATTGTAGCGATGGTAGGACTTGGATACTTTGTATACTTTGTTTGGACTACCGTTACAGAAAAGATAGACCCCGCAATCGAAGAAATGAAAATGACAATCTTACAGTTAATTGACCAGATAAGAATGTTAGATAATGACATGATTCGACTGCAAAAGAAACTGGACACAGTTTTACAGATAAAAGAAAATGACCGCAAAAAATGATATAACTGGAGATAGAATCCAGACTAAACCTTCAACAAAATATGCTGATAACTATGACGCAATATTTAAAAAACAAGGATATAGTCGAGAATTGATAATGATATACAGAGTCGCAGGATTCTTGTGTATATTTTTTGCTCTTGTAATTTTTACTAATCCTTTGTGGGCGGATGAAATCAAACACAAGTTTAAAAGTCCTTCATTTAGTGGAGTAGGTACATCGAGTCACTACTTAACAATTGACTCACAAGAACAAACAAAAAAAGATGCACTCAAGGCTGAAATAAAAGCACTTGCAGATGCAGCAAAACGAGAGGAAGAAAATACAACTCTCGCAAGATTTATAAAGAACTTTGAAAGTAGAATATATGCACAGTTATCTCGACAGCTAGTTGATAGTTTGTTTGGAGAGAACCCTGCTGAAGAAGGTTCATTTCAGTTATTCGATAATCTAATCACTTGGACGAGTGATGGGATTACAATAACAATGACCATATTTAATGAGGCAACTGGTGAGACAACTACTATTACTATCCCTATTGGGGACTTTGGTTTCTAGTTGTGCAACGCACAGTGGTTATATATCACCGTGCATGAC